ATTGTTGATTTGGGTTGCCCTGGATATGATACTGCTTACTATAATCAACAATGTTCGATAAGCGCACTGTATGATAGTGGTTGTCCTGGATATGATACTGCGTATTATGACCAGCAGTGTAGTTTAGACGTTTTGTATGATAGTGGCTGTAATGGTTATGCAGATGCATTTTATTCTTTACAGTGTTCGCTTGATACACTATACGATACACAATGTCCTGGATACGCAGAAGCATATTACACACAGCAATGTACAGCGAACCCTTTATACGATACACAGTGTCCTGGGTATGAAACTGCTTACATTGAAAGTCAATGTGAGAGAGACCCATTGTATTCTCCAACATGTAGTGGATACGCCGCGGCAATGGCAGAGTTAGAAACATCTAACCCAGAGCAAACAACAGAAGTTTATAGTAGTGAAGTATTTGTTGAAGAAGCATCTAGTACAGGTGATGCTTTAGTAGATGATGTTATTCGAACAGAGGAAACAATAAGTGTTGCACCGACAGGCGGATTTTCTGTCTTGGCTGTACCATCGTTTGAGGACCCAGTTACTACTGCGCAAGTTGAAGCGCCAGCGGTTGAAACAATCGAAGTTACAGAAGCACCCCAACAAGACGAACAACAAACAGAAGACATAATCATGGCTGAACTTGATGTTGCTGAAGAGCAGGTCGAAGAGCCAGTAGAACAGGAGACCTCTAATGAACAGGAGAGTGACAGAGAAGAACAGTCCAGTGGTGATGTGGACCAGCCAGTGGAAAGTAGTGGGGATGAGGAAAGTGATGCAAGTGGAAACGAAGACAGTGATACAGAAGCCACTGATGATAGCGGTGGGTCCTCTGAATCCAGAGAGCAGGCTCGCCCAACTAGAGAACAGAAGCGTGAAAGCCGAAGAGCAAAAATCGCAGAAATAGCAAAACAGAAAGCAATGCAGTTAGCGAATAGAATGTCAGAAGCGGCATCGTTTGAAGCACAACAAGCGGTCCAACAATCTATACTTGCTTTCATAAACTACAACCCAGGATTCTTAGATTACAAGAATATGGGAATACAAGAATTAGATTTTTACACACAAGAACAAATGCCAGATGGTGAGATTGATAAGAACGCTCGTGGATTACGAAATGGTTTGGCGCAACAAATTCTGCATGAGAAAATGGTTGACATGCAGTATGAGAGGTAGACAAATGAAGATGATATTAAGAGGATGTCAAATTGCAGTCGTACTGTTTGCTACACCACTATTGGCAAGCGACCCGATGAGTAATGGTGACATGATAAAAGAATGTTTGAAAGCAACAGGATACAACTACGAAGAACAAGACCCACAGAAGAGAATTGATTCCTACAACTGGAACTTGGGTGCAGATTGTGTATCTGGTTTTCAACACAAGAAGTTTCTCGAAAGAAAAGCAGAGTTGCAAGAGTTTCTAAAAGAGAAGCCGTGGTTTAGAGGCAAGAACTGGAAGTGGGAAGAACGTGCAGAGTATACTTGTACTAAGCAACACCACACAGGTCTTACAGTATGTCACAAACCATATTACTTAAACTAGGAGAAAGATATGTCTGAACAGACAGAAATGGAAATCGCAGGTATAAAATTCAAGGGGGGTAAAATCTTTCTTGTAATCACTGCGCTTTCAACACTTGTCGGTGGCGCATACGGCGCATTCGAAGTGTATAAAGATTATATGGATATGAAAGAACAAATACAAAACTATGTCGCACCTGACTTGTCAGGTATCGAAAAACAAATCTCTACAGTCAATGAGCGAGTTGTTGGTATGAACACGAACATGAATGAAACTGCCGAAAGAGTTTCGGATATTAAGAATGACTTGCGTGACGACCTAGTTCGCATGGAAAGAATTATTGACCAGTTAGAAGATAAGTTACAAGAACAAGATGGTGATGTTCGTCAGATGATACAGAACGCAGAAGAGCGTTTTGAAAACAAACGTGATGCATTACAGAACGATTACGATAGCGCAAAGGAAAGACTACAAACTCAAACGGCTCAGGAACTCAAAGATTTGGAAGACAGATTGAACAAGAGACTTCAAAGAGCCCTTGACAATCCTCTTGCAAATTAACCCTTGACAACAAGCCTAAGTTATGATATCATGTAATCATAATCGAAAAGCGTTAGGATTTATTATGAAGTTATCAACAGCAATAGTTGGATGCATCGTTCTAGGTGCGACCATGCTTATGGCTATGCCTAATCTTGAGGCAGATACTATAAACTTGCCTGAAGCATATAATTCAGAACCTGTGTACCCTGTGGATACACTAGACTTGTCTGGAGAAGATACTGAGGTGATTTGCCTAGCAAAGAATATTTACTATGAGGCTGGCAACCAAGAACTTGCAGGGAAGTATGCAGTATCCCATGTAGTGTTCAATCGTGTTGACAGTTTTAATTTTCCCGATAGTGTGTGTGAAGTAATCTACCAAGCAGAAACACGACCAAGTTGGCAGGATGAGAATATTAGAGTTCCCATTCGAAATAAATGTCAGTTCTCTTGGTACTGTGATGGTAAGCCAGATGACCCCGTGGGTGAGAACTGGGAGATATCTTTGAACATTGCTATCGACATGTTAGAAGAACGCAGAAATAATTTAGGGGTTGACATTACAGACGGAGCCCTGTATTATCATGCTAATTATGTAAAACCATATTGGGCAAAAACAATGCATGTTGTTGCTCGAATTGGTGACCATATTTTTTATCGCTAGAGAGGTGCAAATGCAAACACGACTTATATCATATTCACGGGTCCGAGAAGGTGACTTCATTGGGCTTGATGATATGCAAGAACTTATCGCTTATTGTGCGAGGGTTTCTAATCCTGCTAATCAAATGAATAGTGAGACTTCTGAGAAACTTATTAGATATCTAATCAAACATGCACACTGGTCGCCACTTGAAATGGTCAATGCTTGTTTAGAAATTGATACTACCCGTGACATTGCACACCAAATTGTACGTCACCGTAGTTTTGCTTTCCAAGAGTTTAGTCAGCGTTATGCAGACCCAAAAGAAATGGGTGAACAATTTGTTTTGCGTGAAGCACGACTACAGGATACAAAAAATCGTCAGAACAGTATTGAGATGAATCCTGATGACGCAACCCATCGTATCATTTCAGAGACATGGGCTGAAGCACAACAAGAAGTGATTGACTTAGCAAAGCGCACATACGAATGGGCGATTGATAATGGTATTGCAAAAGAACAGGCTCGTGCTGTATTACCAGAGGGTCTTACCAAAACTCGACTGTATATGAATGGGACAATTCGTTCTTGGATTCATTATATTGAATTGCGTGGTGCTAATGGCACACAAAAAGAACACATGGAAATTGCACATGCTTGTGCAGAAGTAATCAGTGAAGTATTCCCACTTGCAGGAGAGTTATATGAAAGAGATTAAAACATTCATGCTACCGATAACTAGAGAAGCGTTTACTACAGAGGTCAAATCAGTTCTTGCTGATAAGAACATTCCTGTAATGGATGCTATCATTGATGTTTGCGCACGGCATGAAATTGAGTTAGAGGATGTTGCACCGTTAATCGATGCGAGGATGAAAATGGAATTAGAGAACGAATTCCGTGAAATGAATTATCTTCCAAAGATTGCACAGTTGCCTTTATGAGAATGACACCGTTCGAAACATACAAAACATATCTTGCACTTAAACAACATTTTACCCTTGACAACTATGATTACTTCAAGTATAATGGTAAGATAAGAGCAAGTGAAAGTTCTTTCAATAATCGCAGAGATAGGTTCTTCTTTAGTAAACTAGCAAGAGCCCTCGGTGATGATGAGATTGTAGAACTATTTGTTTCTAACTTTTTAGAAAATGAAAAGGTCTGGATTAAAGACATGTTCTCTGATGATGCGAAGTCTCGATTTCGTAGATATCAAAAAGTCATGCAATCCCTATCTTACATTTTCAAAGAAGAATTTGTGAAAGTCCGTGACTACATGGATGAACATGATTTACAGTTTGATGACTTGTTTGCTATTAAAAGCAATGAGCCACCTCTGATAATCACGTTGCATCTACAAGGAACTATATCCTTGCAGTCATTGATAATTGCAAATAAGGTTCTTGGCTTTATGAGCAGGTTTGATAAGCGTGTGGATGACCCATACATCTATCTGCCTGTTAGTGTTAAAGTTAAGAAGTTTGAACCTTTTTTGAATGTCGCAGATGTGACAAAATATAAAAAGGTACTAGCCCAAATTTTTACTTGACAAGTAGAGAGGAATGCTATATAATAATGCCTATACTATGAATAATGTGGATACGAAATCTGATACAACGCAAAATATTAGGAGATAAACAATATGTCTTTTGCACAACTAAAGAAGTCTGCTGGCGACTTCTCAAAACTAGCCGAGCAACTCAACGAAACCACTGCGAACAAAACGCAATCCAACTCGGGTGAAGATACTCGCTTCTGGAAACCTGATGTAGATAAAGCAGGCAACGGCTATGCTGTTATTCGCTTTCTACCAGCACCAGAGGGTGAAGACCTTCCATGGGTACGTTTGTGGGACCACGGTTTCCAAGGACCAGGCGGCTGGTACATCGAAAACTCTTTGACTACTCTAGGTAAGCCAGACCCAGTCTCTGAGTATAACTCTAAACTTTGGAATTCAGGTGTTGAAGCGAACAAAGATGTTGTTCGTAAACAAAAGCGCCGTCTGAAGTATATCGCTAACATTATGGTTGTCAATGACCCTAAGCATCCTGAGAACGAAGGCAAAGTCTTCTTGTATCAGTTTGGTAAGAAAATCTTTGACAAGATTAACGAAGCGATGAACCCTGCATTCGAAGATGAAACACCAATCAATCCATTTGATTTTTGGACTGGTGCGAACTTCAAATTGAAAATCCGTCAAGTCGAAGGCTATCGTAATTATGATAAGTCTGAGTTTGATAGTTCATCACAGTTGCTTGAAGGTGATGATAAACTTGAAGAGACTTGGAAGTCTGAGTATTCTCTTCAGGAGTTTCTTGCAGACAAGAACTTCAAGTCTTATGAGCAACTTAAGGCTCGCCTCGATAAAGTTCTTGGACTTGCTGGAGGTGTCGCAACTGCGGCTGTAGCAGAAGAAACGCAAACATTTGAAGCGCCTCGTGCGTCTGAGACTGTTGCCCAACCTGCTCGACCACAAGCATCTGCTCCTGCAACCGCAGAAGAGGAAGATGATACATTGTCTTATTTTGCAAGTCTTGCAGAAGAGGACTAAGAAATAGGCAGTCTGAGCCTAAAGTCGCAGAGTAAGCCTCGGACTAAATCAGACACTACGCAAGGAGAGTAGCACAACGCTACGGAAAAAGGGGGACTTAGGTCCCTCTTTTTTTATGTTGCTGGTATACTTGACCCACGATAATCATCAAATGAATTTCTCACTGGGATTTGTGGAGACACTCTTTGAATAGTGGAGTTGTTAGTTACTGGAGCATTGACTTGAGTGACACTACCAGGTTGTGCATTTCTTGCACTGGCTTCGGCATCTGCTTCCATGTTTCTGTTTTCTGCTATTGTACTATTCAATGTCTGACCAACTTCAGGTGCAGGTGGTACAAGTTCCGAAGTATTCACTCCTGCATTTTGTAGAATTTGTCCTGCTTGGTCGATGCTTCCTTGACCGACAGGTACCATCGTCATTGTGTCTATGTCGAGTGTTTCTGTTATACCACCAGATATAATATCTTTTGCCCAAGCAATTTTGGCTAGTCCTCGATTGACTAGTTGTTTCTTTTCTTTATTGATGCGAGATAGACCACCATTTTGTTCTTCAATAGCATTTAAGATATTTTGTTGTTCTAGTAATGCTTCTTCAGACATGTTACCACTTGGAGCGGCTCTCATCAATTCTGGTAACGTCATTAGTCTACTAAAATCGACATCTCCACCAGAGGCTGGTGCTGGTGTTGCTTCTACGTTAGACCCACCTGTGTCTGCACCTGTTCCTGTGGTCGGAGGAGTTCCACCGTTCTGGAATGCGGCTTCCTCTTCTCTAAGTCTTTCAAGTTCTGCACGTTCATCATCTGAGTTACTGAATAGTCCGTCATACTCACCATCGGCTATACCAGTCTCAAGTTCTTGGATTCTATTTGCTCTTTCAAGGGCTTGTTGTTCTGGTGTAAGTTCTTCATCGTCACCAAATCCAAAGAATGAAAGCACTGCATCTTTTGCTTCTCCCATCTTGTCTTTGTAGGCGTTCCAGTATTCTTTAGCACCTTCTGTTGCATTATCTACGATATTCTTAACAGTCTCAGCGGCGGCAGATAGTTCATCATCAACACCAAGTGCTTCTGCACCTGCCCAAATGCCACTACCAATAGCATCAACTGCATCTCCTGCTAACTCGCCTGTCAATGCAAGACCATCACCAATGCTGTCCATTGCTGTTGCACGAAGAACTGCGGCGCTGTCCATAGCGGCTAAGTCTTCTGGTGACATCTCTAAGTCTTCTGCGAGAAGTACAAGTTGTTCTTGTGTTAGACCAGCGACACTTGAAAGTCCTTCTGGTAGAGCATTTACTTTTGCTTGTAGTGCGGCACGTTCATCTTCAGACATACCTTCGATATCTGGAATAGCCATTCCTGTCAAAGAGTTTCTTACTGACTGGAATGCTCCGTCTACAGAAGTTGTTACTGCGGATACTGCACTCGCAACACCTGCTGAAAGTGAATCCCACCATGATGGGTCAACTTGACTATTGAGTTCGTCAGTTGCAGTCTCAAATGCATCTTCGGCATTGTAGAAATTATCTTCGGCTGTTGCAAGTTG